ATGATCTTCAATGTGCTCCGCATCTTACCGTCTGCGTCGCGCGTATCAACACCAAGGTTTTGGATCTGGTGCTCGCGGCCCTCGCGGCCGGGTGACTTGCGAATGGCCGCGGCTAACCCTTCGACCGATCCCCGCGCGGCCTCGGCCGATGAGCCCGTCTGATCCGCGGCGAAGCCAAACGCCTCCAGGTTCCGGCCGCTAGCGTCAAGCCGCTTGGTGGCAAAGTAGAGCCCGCTCAGGTCGTTGGTGATCTTGTAGAACCCAGCCGCCGACGCGGCTACAAGCCCGGCGAGTGCGGTCTTGAGACCAAGAACCTGCTTGGTCGCGCCGCCGACCGACTTGTCAAATTTGCGCTCTTGATTATCATCGACCTTGAAGCCCAGCTTCGTCACGAAGCTGCGCATGACGTTCTCTTCAGCCATCGTAGGCTCCAATCATATCGTTCATGAACGCAATATCTTCCAGCCCCACCGTCCCGTCGATTAGCGACTCATACCGGCACCAGCCCTTAATCACAGGGCGCATAAGCCATTCTTCCGGCCCTAGTTCGCGGTACTCGCTGGTGTCTTCGCCGACACGGACTCCTGCCCGGCGCTTTGCAGGAATCCGTCGATAAAACCGCCCAGCTGATCCACAATGACTTGGTAGGCCAGCTGCATGCCGTCCGCCATCGTCAGGTCGTCGTACATCAGCTGACCGTTCGCCCAGATCGGGTAATAGTAGTTGCCCTGCTCGCGCTTAACAACGCTCAACGTCGTGTTGACAATATACTCAACGGTTTCGTCGCCGAGGCTCGCGAGCAGGTCTGTGATAGGCCCAAGATGCGCTGCGGCATCTTCTAGGCTAACAGATTCACTCTCCAAGTCCTGAACGATCGGCAGCAGTGGCGCGATCAGCGGCGAAATACGCCGCGATACGTGCAACTGCTGAAATGCCGTCAGATTGTCGATCCGGTAAGTCGCGCCCTTGTGGTGGATTTCGGTGGTCATACGTTATACGCCCCGATTACTGGATCGACCTTCACAGCATGGAACTCCCACTCAACGGTGTCGCCGTCTTGCGCATAGGTGTAATCCGGGATGCGAACGAAGGCACATTCGCGGCAGGCCCAAAGGTCGCCGGCCTGGCTGTTGCTGACCGTTATAACGTTGAGGCCCCACATTGCTGAATCGACAGACTGGGCGGTGAACGCGGTATTGAGTAGCGCGTTGGTCGGCGACGTTTTGAGTAGGCGGATTGTGACCGTGCCGGACTTGTCCTGGCGCTTGGTCTGCATGCCCTCGCCGTCCGCGCCAATCGTCATCATATTGCGGTCGGTGGTGAACGACAGGGTGATGCCCTCTTCCGCGTTTGCCGAACCGGCACCAAGCGCGATGGACGCGCCGGGGGCGGCCAGCGTCGCGCTAACGTCTCCAAAACTATACGTTGCCATGTTGTGGTCTCCTAGCGGTTGACGTTTACGATAACGTCAACGGAATGAACCGCGCCGGCGAGCTTCGCCGCCACCTGGATCGCGGGTGATTTGCGCGCTGCTCGGTCGGATGCGCTCTGTGTACGGATCGGTGCGGCATAGGTGTAGTAGCCCTTGGGCAGCGTATCACCGGTGTGCAACGACCCGAACACAACTGTGGATTGCCAAACGCCCGCGGCCAGTAGGCCATTCACGACGGCTTGCGCGCAAGACCGCTCAACGTTCGTCTGGAGTTGGTTGACGCCCGGATCAGTCTGCGGGATTTTCGTCTGCGACGTGTAGAGCAAGTTGTACAGGTTTGTCTGAATATAATTCTGCAACCAATCAAGCCCGTGCCGCTCATCGAAGTAGTCGCCGTTGCACATGACGCCCTCCTGTAGGATGGCGGTAGCGTTGTTGTACTTGACAAACACGTTGCAATTCTTGTCCGCAAGCGTGCGCGCCTGGGTTGTGTTCAGCAACTCCGCCTGGGTTCCGGGCTCCTGCTTGAATTTGAGCGTGATGACGGTGTTCTGCGCCGTGTAATTAACGGTGAACGCGCGGCCCATTGCGCTTACGAAAGCGTAGGGATCGCTTGAACTGTACTGAATTGCTGTGCGAGCGTAGCCGCCTTCCATCAGGCGTGAGGCCAGGTCGTCGACAATAGTTGAGTCGACGGTCTGCGGGTCTTGGGTCGTCACGCCAAATATGCGCGACGTGCCCTGCGCTTCGATAACATCCGCTGTCGCAACAATAGCGTCGTCGGTAGCCTCCGCCGCCAGCGCCAGACCGTACCACGCGGTCGACCGGTTTGCTTGATCCTGCACGGCCTGGTCAAGTTCCTGAGCATCGACGCCCTGGAACGGTGCCGACGCATATTCAACGGTGAGGCCAAGCAAGGGTGCCAGGTCGGTACCGCCGCCCACAGTGGGTGTGGCATAGGCAATAGTGGATGTAACACCTGTCGTGCCGGACGTTACCTCAAACCGGGAAAAGCTCGAATTCCAAATAACCTCGGTGCCGGTCGAAAATGCCGAAAGCGCGGTTTGAATTGCCGACGCCACACCATTCAGCGACGTTTCGCCCGTCAAATCAATGGGTGCCGATTCACCGACGTTTGCTGTCACTAGTACGCTGTCGATCTCGATGCTCAGCTCGCCGTCGCTGATACCGGTGAAGTCGCCGGGCGCGGCATCGGCGAGAAAACCACCGTTGAGCTTCGCAGCGGTGGCCGTCGCGGCCCATCGCGCAATGTATAGAAAATTGGGCTTGGGCGACTGCGCAAAAAACGCAGCAGCGGCCTGGTACTCAGGATCGTTGACCCCAAAATCCGCGGCGACGCCTTCCATCTGGCTGTACTCGCGCGGGTCTTCGCCAACCGCAATTGTGGGCGTGTTGCCGAGCAGCAGCAGCGAACCGAAGTTGCGCGTGCCCGCCGCGATCGGCGACAGATTAACGTCGACGTTTACAATGTCGCTGACTGAAAGCCCTTCACTCATATCTTTCTCCAATACTCATTCCGTGATAACCACGTGCTGTTTAGGCATTCCAACGTCATTGTGTAAATCGACCGCGGTCGACGATACGGTTAGAACATCATACCTTAATTCAACACGTCTCCGATACTCTACTGTTACGTCATATCTGTTGTAATATTGCTCGTTCAAAAGAGCTGGCGCGGGCGTGATCTGCGAGCATGATCCGTAGTACAGGCCATAATACTCGGCCAGCTCAAGGTTCGCGCTCAGTTGCGCGGTCGTCGTGAACCGCGCAACGTTGTCCATGGCGTCTGGGCCGTAGAACGAGCACAGAAACTCAATCTGTTCATGGCGCGCCGAAAAGCCTTCGCCTTCCGCCGCCCAGGCGTCTTGGTTGATCGTCTGTACGCCGAACGCTACCCAATTGGTATCGTGCCGCGGGCGCTGCGGCGGTTCGCGCTGCCAGCGCGGCCGGATGAGCGACTCGCCAATGCCCGTACAGCCCGCGATAACGTCGTGGACGGGATGGAGTAGCATGTCGCCATACGCCCTATTGGTTGGCTGCAGGTAGCCGCCGGTTGCGGTAGTGTTAGTTGGCGGCGCCATACTCTATGCCCGCTGATCTCGGCGATGCCAGGAACACGCCCACGCATCGCTGCTGGTCAGTGTGTCGTTGTTTGCATATTTGGTCATACCGTCTTGCCTTTTCGATTCACGTGCCGGACGCCGCCCGCACTGTGCAAAGCGCCCTATAGTAGCCGTTCTGGGCGTAGTTCTCAACCGCTGCGACGGTGTAGTCAGCGCCTTTGACGGTCAAAGTGTCCGGCTGGTGACTGGCCTTGGCGTCTAGTAGCTCGAAAGTCGTCGACACTACGATAGCGCCGACGCGCTGTGTTGCGTCAGGTATGCGCTCCGCGGCCAGCCCGCTTGCGGTCGTAACCGTCGCGCGGATGTATTCGGTTATGCTCGTGGTCTGCGTCTCGCCGTAGTCGTTCACGGTAGCCGTTCGCCGCGTGCGCTGGATCGGGGTGGCGAACAACCCAGATGTGGTGATACGACCTAGCTGGATAGTCATGCTACTTGACCAGCACATATGTGATCGAGTTCAGAAAGGCGCCCGTGCGTATCAACGGCGTTGTGCCCAGCGCGCCGATGCGCTGGCGTTCCGAAATCGTGTAACTCGCAAGCTCCGGCTCGATGCCCGCGGTTATGCGGCCCTTGATCGACGTGACAGCGGCCTGGCCTGCGCCGTTCATCTGCTGCTTCACTCGCCGGTCATCGCCGTTGAGCGCAGCGTTGGCAGCGGCATCAAGGCGCTTGTTGATCTGGCCCTGTGCCGCTTCAATGCCCGGCTTGAGCCACGGCCGCGCCGGTATATTCTCTTCCGGCTCACCGTACTCTGACACGTAACCGATCTGGGCGTTTGTAATGTCCTCGCCGCGCGCCGTTTCGTCTGCGGGAACCCCGACAAGAATCTCGCTCTTGGCCAACCGGCTGATAGCGGCCTTAACGTCGTTGAAGTTGTCCTGCTCGGCTTTCTTACCCATGGTGGAACCCGGGCACGCGCGGTTGCCCGCGAGGCAAGACGTGAACCGGCCCGGCACCAAACATCCGGAGCAGCCGGTAGTACCGCCGCCCGTAGGTTGTCTCATTCCAGT